TGGACTCAAGAATCTCTTCCAAGAACACTACATTAATATTCCCGATGACAAAGTTGATGTCGTCGAAGGAATGTCTGAAGATATTCGTAAGATGGAAGACAGCCTCAACGAACAGATTGAGCGCAACGTGAAACTTCAAGGTCGTCTAGATGAATCTGCAAAAACTGTAATTCTGAATATTGTTTCAGAAGGTCTTGTAGACACACAAAAAGACAAGTTGGCATCTCTAGCAGAAGGCGTAGAGTTTGAGTCGGAAGAGAAGTTTGCAGAGAAGGTTAAGACCCTCCGCGAATCATACTTCCCAGCAAACCCTGCTACACCTGCAGTAGAAGCTACTGATGAAGCACCAGTTGAAGGCGGAGAAGTAACCCCAGCAATGGCGGCATACCTCAACGCTATCAGTCGCTGGAATTCATAATAATTTAACTCCCTAATCCAATAAAGAAAATGTTTAACGCAGAACATCTTCAGGAAAAGTGGGCACCTGTTCTTGGTCACGAAGGCTCCTCGCCTATCGATAACCGTTACAAGAAAGCTGTCACCTCCGTCCTCCTGGAGAACCAAGAAAGATTTATGCGCGAAGAGCGCGGTATGCTAAACGAAGTTGCAGTTAACAGCCTTGGCGCTGGTACTGTTTCTCCTTCTGGCAGCGCACTCGGCAACGCTAACACCGCTGGTCTTGCAGGTTTCGACCCTGTACTCATCAGCCTCGTCCGTCGTGCAATGCCTAACCTAATGGCATATGACGTTTGTGGCGTCCAACCAATGAGCGGTCCTACTGGACTAATCTTCGCAATGCGCTCACGCTACGAGAACCAAGGCGGCGAAGAAGCCTTGTTCAACGAGCCTGACAGTGCATTCTCCACAGCACACGACGCTACAGCAGGTGCTTATACACCTAGAACTGGCGCTGGTGTCGGTGGCGATTCAGAGGGTAACAACCCTGCACTTCTTAACGACTCCTCACCTGGAACCTACGAAGTAGGTCGTGGCATGAGCCGTGAGAACTTGGAGAAGATGGGCGAAGCTTCCCGTCTGTTCCGTGAGATGTCATTCAGCATTGAGAAGACTTCTGTGACTGCAAAGTCCAGAGCTTTGAAAGCAGAATACACCTTGGAACTAGCACAAGACCTCAAGGCTATTCATGGTCTAGATGCAGAGCAAGAACTTGCTAACATCTTGTCCAGTGAAGTCCTTGCAGAAATCAACCGTGAAGTTGTACGTACAGTATATCAGGTTGCTAAAGTCGGTGCTCAAAACAACGTTGCTAACGCAGGTATCTTTGACCTAGACGTTGACTCCAACGGCAGATGGTCAGTTGAGAAGTTCAAAGGACTTCTATTCCAGATTGAGCGCGATGCTAACGCAATTGCTCAAGAGACTCGTCGTGGCAAAGGCAACTTCCTCATCTGTTCTGCAGACGTTGCAAGTGCCCTAGCAATGGCAGGCGTCCTTGACTACTCCTCTGGTCTAACTGGTGCTGGTGGTCCTTCCATCGGTGATGTTGATGACACTGGCAACCTTTCGGTTGGCACAATCAACGGTCGCATCAAGGTCTACGTCGATCCTTATGCTGCTAACCTTTCCGACAAGCACTACTACGTCATCGGATACAAAGGTACTAGCCCTTATGACGCAGGACTATTCTACTGTCCTTACGTTCCCCTCCAAATGGTTCGCTCGATCGACCCTGACACCTTCCAACCAAAAATTGGTTTCAAGACTCGTTACGGCATGGTCAGCAATCCTTTCGTCACCACCAACGGAACCTACAATGGTACTCCAGATGGCGAAACACTTTCGGCAAACGCCAACATGTACTACAGAAGAGTACAAGTTACGAACCTTATGTGATTCATCACCCAGGTTTCTTACAGACCTCCCAGCAATGGGGGGTCTTTTTTTGTCTAAATAATTAAAGACTATACCATGGGGTTATTATGCCATCCCTAGATGAGGCAGCTGCAAAAAGAGAACAAGCAGCAGCACAGAAAGAACAGAATAAACCAAAACAAATAGAGAAAGTTGCCGAGCAAGTACCGAGCAAGTCACCAGTCAAAATGATGGCTCTTGCTTTAGGATCTGCATTTGCTTTAGCACATCTAGGTTTACTTGGTTATGTAATTAACAGACCACAAGAACCAGATCTTCCACAGGTTCCTACAATTAATATACCACATGGTGACTATTCATCCTACAGAATCAAAGCTGGCAAAGATGGATATGAAATTGAATACAAAGCAAATGATCCTGCTATTTTAGAATCCCAAAAATCTCTATCTTCAGATACCAATAAGAAAGGATTCTTTGGAGGCGGCACTGAAAGTCGTCGCGAGTGGCGTAAAGACCAGTTCACTATGGACGGTACACGCAACCTAGGAGGTGCTGTATTAGACGGCGAGGGAAAGTCTGCAAAAGACATCGCGTGTATCGTGGCGGACGCTGGAGCACGGTCTCAAGGTGCAATGGCGGGTAGTGCTATCGCTGCTGGTGTTGCTGTTCCTGCCCTTGCTAGCGTCCCCTACGTGGGTTGGTTGGCAGGTGGATGGGCTTTACTCCTCGGTCAAAAAGCAGGTTCTGAACTAGGATCCCAGGTAGGAACAGTCTTCAATGACTGCTAAATAGTAGTGCTTGGGATGCTGACATGTCTGCTGATTGGTACAAAAAATTACCGCAAAACAGAAATTTCTTAACACCTACAGGGTTTAAATTTACCCTAGAAAGATTTGGTGGTGTTGATTTTTTCTGTCAATCAGCTAGTATTCCAGATGTTTCTATGCCAACTATTGAAGTGGCAACACCCTTTAGAGGTGTACCCATTATTCCTGGTGGTGGGGTAGAATACAGTGATCTAACGGTTCGGTTTATTATTGACGAAGATCTATCCAACTACATGACTGTATGGAACTGGATCAGAGACAATGGTAATTCAGAATCATTTGATGGAGAAGGAGAAGGATACTCTGATGGTATTCTACAGATACTAACGTCTAACTTCAATCCAAAATATAGTGTAAGATTTGAACGATTAATGCCAGTGCAACTTACTAGTATTCCATTTGATTTTTCAGTGGGAGAAGTTGAGTTCTTTACAGCTAACGTTACTTTCAAGTACACACGTTATACAGTATGTGATTTAGGATTACAACCTCTATGAATTTTAGTTCATTACATCAACGCTTCCAGAAAATTAAGGAAGAGTGGACCAAAGATACACAAATCGATTTTCAATTTAAGAACAAACAATACTCCGAAGATCTAGCACGACTTGCGTTGGAGATTCCTTTCCAGCACAATAAATATCTGAACCATTACACAGATCTTTCTCAAATTAAAACCTCATTAGAGTTTGAACATCGTAAACTCTTAAGAGATAAGAGAGAGTATTATGGCGGTGAAGCTGACGCTAAAACATACGCAGAAAAACCTTTTGGTACTCACATCAAAACATCAGAAAAGATGAAAGTCTATCTGGAGTCAGATGATGAACTCATCAACACAGAAGCAAAAGTCAAATACATTGATCAGATGCTTTACTTTCTCGATCATGTTATGAAACAAGTTTCTAACCGTGGGTTTCAAATCAAGAGTGCTATTGAATGGGAAAAATTTATTAATGGAAACTAATGTCACATCTAGTTGTCAAGAAAAAGAATGAGGTCTATCTACAAATCTCATCAGAACCTCACGTCCATCGTGAGTTGGCAGACTACTTTTCTTTTGAATTACCAGAGGCAAAGTTTCTAAAACGCCAACCAAGATTTAGATATTGGGATGGTATGATTCATCTATATTCTCCTGGTACAGGTGAACTGTATCATGGTCTCCTACCTCACTTAAAAGAGTGGTGTAGAGAAAGAGAGTATGGTATTAAATTTGAGAACAATGATTGGTATGGGGAAGTAGAAGTAAGTAACGATTTTGTTTCTCCACCTGCTGTTGCAGATTGGATGAAACATATCTGTAAGTATAAACCAAGAGACTACCAGTACATGACTGTGTATAAGGCTCTCAAAAATAACAGAGGTTTGTTCCTGTCTCCAACAGGATCTGGCAAATCCCTTATGATTTATTCCATCGTTCGTTACTACGCAGCGGCTGATAAGAAGATTCTACTGATCGTACCTACGACTTCTTTGGTAGAACAAATGATAAAGGATTTTAAAGACTATGGATGGAATGCAGATGAGTTCTGTCACACCATATATTCAGGCAAAGATAAGAATACTGACAAACCAGTTGTCATCTCAACATGGCAGTCAATCTACAAGTTTCCGAAAAGATACTTTGATGACATTGATTGTGTTATCGGAGATGAAGCACACCTATTTAAGGCGAAGTCCCTCACAGGTATCCTCACCAAACTCCACAACGCAAAGTATCGCTTTGGGTTCACGGGTACGCTCGATGGTAGTAAAACTCATAAGTGGGTATTGGAAGGTTTGTTTGGTGCATGTGAACAAGTTACGAAGACGGATACGCTTATCAAAAAAGGGTTCCTTTCCAGCTTGCGAATTAAAATCCTAGTCTGTAAGCATGACTACAAATACTTCGCTGACTTTCATGAGGAGATGGAGTACATTGTAACACACGAAAAACGAAACAACTTAATTAAAAATATTGTTAACGACATAGAAGGCAACACATTAGTTTTGTTTAACTATGTGGAAAAACATGGCGAACCTTTGTATGAGTTAATAAATAATTACATCAGTAAAGACAGATCTGTATTCTTCGTCCATGGTGGTACTGATACCGAAGATAGAGAACAAGTAAGAGCAATCACAGAATGCGAATCTAACGCTGTCATTATCGCATCTTACGGTACGTTTTCCACAGGCATTAACATTAAAAAATTACACAACATCGTATTTGCTTCTCCCTCCAAATCCAGAGTTAGAAACCTACAATCTATTGGTAGAGTTCTACGCAAAGGAGATGGAAAAGATATTGCTACCTTGTATGATATCGCTGATGATATCTCTGGGCGTAACTATAACTATACTTTAAAACATCTTATTGAAAGAATTGCAATATATCAAGAAGAGAACTTTAAGTACGAAACTATAAACATAGACTTAAGGTAAAGAATGGAAGAAGAATTTTATGCAACGTTAAAGCTAACATCAAATGAGGAACTACTTGCTAAAGTATGTTACTTGACTGAAGAAGAATGTTTACTTGTGGAAAAACCCTTGCTGGTTATTCGTGCCACTCAAAAGAAAAGTGGTAGGCTTGTGGAAGGATTCTCATTAAGTGACTGGGTGATGTCTTCTTATGAAGAACTATACGTTCTAAAGATGGAACAAGTAGTAACCATTACTGAAATGGATAAGAAGATAAAAGGATTCTATATCAATCACTTATCTAGAGAAGATGATGATGTATCTACAGATAAGATGTCAAAAGAAATGGGGTATCTAGGATCAGTAACAGATCAAAAAAGTAAATTAGAAGATCTATTTAATAAAAGCTAGTATGTCTCTGTAACCCTTAACAGAGTTATTCTATAGGTGTTAGGTGTATTTGTCAAGCCCCTGTGGAAAACTATTGACTTGACACCAAAACAAATTTGTAGTATACTAGTAAAAGCAAACAGAAAATTATGGTAAGAAAGCCAAAAACCGAATACTATGTAAATAACAAAGAGTTTTTGGAAGCCCTTGTTGCCTATAAGTTTCGTGTTAATAGAGCAAAGGATGCTGGAGACAGTAGACCTATCGTCCCCAATTATGTTGGTGAGTGTTTTCTTAAGATCGCTACACACCTATCATACAAACCAAACTTTGTCAACTACATGTTCCGTGAGGACATGATCTGTGACGGCATTGAGAATTGCCTACAGTATATTGACAACTTCAATCCAGAGAAGTCTTCAAATCCGTTTGCTTACTTCACTCAAATTATCTATTATGCTTTCCTCCGTCGCATTCAGAAAGAGAAGCGTCAGTTAGAGATCAAGAGTAAGATCCTAGAGAAGTCTGGACACCAGGAGATCATGCACACTGATACGTATGAAGGTGACATGGCTGGGATGAATGCTTCTTACTCTGACATGGGTAGTATTAAAGAAAACATCGAAACTAGAATGAACAGATGACAGTAGCACTTATTACAGATCAACATTTAGATGGTCGTAAAGGTTCTCTGGTATTCTGGAATTACTTCCTTAAGTTTTATGATGATGTGTTCTTCCCTACGCTAGAGAAGAAAGGTATTACAGAGATCATTGACCTTGGTGACACATTTGATAACCGTAAAGGCATTGACTTCAATGTCTGGAATAGAATTCGTGCGTGTTACTTTGATCGTTTGAGAGATATGGGTATCACAGTTCATACCATTCTAGGTAACCACTGTGTGTACTACAAAAACACAAACGCTATTAACTCTCCTGATCTGCTGCTAGGTGACTATGATAATATTCGTGTCTACGATGAGACTTGTACTGTTACTATTGAGGGTACGAAAATTTGTTTTGTCCCTTGGATCAATAGGGAGAACGAAGAAGCGACAATGGAGCATCTCAAAAATACAGATGCAGAAATAGTCATGGGACATCTTGAGCTTGACGGGTTTGAAATGACTCCAGGCATGAAGATGGAGCATGGCATGGACCCCAAGGTCTATAAGAATTTTAAGCAGGTCTATTCAGGACATTTCCATCACAAGTCAAGCAGAGGTAATATCACATACCTCGGCAATCCTTATCAGATGTTCTGGAATGATTATGCTGACATCAGAGGGTTTCATCTGTATGAACCAGCATCTGATAAACTGCGTATGGTGAAGAATCCTTATGACATCTTTAAAAAGATTTACTATAACGATGTAGATAAGGACATGGTTCTAGACTACACCCAGTTCAAAGATACTTTTATTAAAGTCATTGTTGAAGAGAGGCATGATTATTACAAATTTGAAAAAATGATTGACCAGTTGTATAACTCTGGCGCTCATGACATCAAAATTGTAGAGACTTTAGTTGATGAAGATACTGTAGAAGAACCTGATCTAGAAGTCAAAGACACACTGACATTACTTAACGAGTATATCGATGAGGTAGAAATGTCCGTAGAGAAATCTGACCTCAAGAAACTTATGAGATCGCTATATATTGAGAGCTGCGAAATGGTTTGATGTCTTTCATCTTAACTCTCAAAGACTTGCCCGAAGGAGTTTTCTCTGTTGTCGATAAAGACACGGGAGATCATGTCATTCCTATCTTTGATGATAGAGATGACTGTGAACGATATGCTGAACAGCTATCTGATTCAGCATCTCAAATGGAATTGCAGATGATTCAGATTGAAAAACAACTAATTGTTCTTGCTTGCGAGCAGCGAGAGCAAAGATATGCTATAATCACTATAGACGACTTCATCATACCACCTGACGACTTAACATGATTACGTTTGAAAAAGTTCGCTGGAAGAATTTTCTTTCTACTGGCAACACATATACTGAAGTCGATCTGACCGCTAGTAAGACTAACCTTATTATTGGTACGAACGGAGCTGGTAAGAGTACCATCTTGGACGCTCTTACCTTTTCTTTGTTTGGCAAACCTTTTCGTAAGGTCAACAAACCAATGCTGGTCAACAGTGTCAACGAAAAAGATTGTCTAGTTGAGATTGAATTTACTACAGGACCAAATAAATTTCTTGTTAAACGTGGCATCAAGCCAGGTGTGTTTGAGATCTGGCAAAACGGAGCTATGCTAGATCAATCCAGTAATGTCTCTGACTATCAGAAACATCTGGAGCAAACGATTCTGAAGATGAACTATAAGTCCTTCACACAAATTGTTGTGCTAGGTTCGTCCACGTTCGTTCCGTTTATGAGATTACCTCTAGCACAACGTAGAGAAATTATTGAAGACATCTTGGACATTCAGATCTTTTCTGTGATGAACACAGCACTGAAAGATAAGATGAAAACTTCTAACGAAGAGATGCGTGACGTTGATTACAGTGTTGACATGGCGGAGCAAAAGATTTCTATGCAACGTCAGATGATTGAACAATTATCTACTCGTGACGAAGCAAATATCAAAGAGAAACAATCACGTATTGAAGAGTTGTTGGTAGAAGAAGAAACCTGTCAACGATCCATATCTATACTAGGTGAAGAATATCAAAGACTTTGTGAAGATATGACAAGTCTTTCATCAGCAAATAAAAAACTGATAACTTTAAATAACTTGAAAGGAAAACTAACAAACAAGTTTTCTACCTACAAGAAACAACATGAGTTTTTTGCTGACAATGATACATGTCCTACGTGTAGTCAATCAATCACACAAGAGCTGAAAGAACAAAAGACCAATGAGATTACTTTAAAGTATAAAGAACTTGTCTCGGCAATTGAAGAGATTCACTCTAACATCGAAGACGAACAGTCAAGAGACGAGCAGCACACTGCAAAAAATCAAGAGTTGAGTGAGGTTCAGCAGAAGATTGCTGGTCACAATGCTACTGTCAATCGTATCCATAAGAACGTCAAGCAACTCTTTTTGGATGTAGAAACATTACAAAATTCCAAGGATGATAAGTCTGAAGAGTATGAAAAGTTAAAATATCTACAGAAGGAACATGATGATCTGAAAAAACAGATCGCGGTTGTCAAGAAAGAAAGAAATACTTTACTTGCAGCTGGTCAATTACTTAAAGATAATGGTATCAAAACCAGAATCATTAAAAGATATTTGCCAGTGATGAATAAACTCATCAATCAATATCTTCAGAACATGGACTTCTATATTAACTTCGCACTAAATGACAGTTTTGAAGAAACCATCAAGTCAAGGTTCAGGGATATCTTTTCCTACGAATCTTTCTCGGAAGGAGAGAAAGCTCGTATTGATATCGCTCTGCTGCTTACTTGGCGTAGCATTGCTAAACTTAAGAATAGTGTGGATACTAACATCCTGATCCTGGATGAGATCTTTGATGGATCTCTTGATAACAATGGTACAGGAGAACTGGGATGGATCCTACGCAACTTTGATGACAATACAAACGTCTTTGTCATCAGTCATAAGGAGAGTTTGGAAGGAAAGTTCGACCGAACACTCACCGCAATCAAAGAAAAGAACTTCAGCATCATGCAGGAGACACTTTCTGAAGCGGCATAAGAGGGTCTTCGGACCCTCTTTTTTTGTATATAATATATGCATCACCGCAAGAGACCGATGAACACCGCAGAAATCAAAGGTAACCTCGCTCGTCTGTTGGCTACAGAGAACCTTATCGTTGAGCACCGTAAGGTCTCTACTGCATGTTTCAATACAGAGACTCGTGTGCTCACCCTGCCCCTCTGGAACGCCTCTAACAGCGTCTATGACCTGCTTGTAGGGCACGAGGTAGGACATGCTCTCTACACGCCTAACATTGACTGGTGGGAGGTTGCGAAGGTGCCTAAAGATTATGTCAACGTGGTGGAAGATGCTCGTATCGAGAAATTGATGAAGAGAAAGTATCCTGGATTGTCCAAGGCTTTCTTTAAAGGATACCAAGAACTTGACAACGATGACTTCTTTAATGTCAATGATGAAGAACTAGAAAACATTTCTTTCATCGACCGTATCAATCTTCACTGTAAGATTGGTGCTTTCTCTGCCATGCCTTTCAATGATGAAGAGCGTGTGATGGTCAAGGAAGTAGAAGACTGTGAGACTTTTGATGATGTAATTGCTGCTTGTCAAAAAATTTATGAGTATTCTCAAAAAGAAAAGCATGAGGATACTCCTGCAACCGTGTCTGCACAAGGTACTAAAGAACAAGTTGATGAATCATCAGAGTCTAAACCAGAGAATGATGAAACAACTGATAGCGGACAACCTGTGCAGCAAGATAGTGATGAGGGTGAACAGTTAGATGGAGATATTGCTGCTGGTGGAAGTGCTGGTGGTGATACTGCTGAAACACAACGTGCTTTTGATGAAAACATAAAGGACTTAACTGAAACTGCTCCATACTTCAGAGATCCTGTGTACGTAGAGATTCCCAAGATAAATCTTGAGAACATTATTGTGGATCAGGCAGTGCTTCAGAAACATATTGATGCTCACTACAACTGCCGTGATCATAGACGCTATGACAATCCTTTAGAATTTGCTGACAACAGTTTTGAGCTGTTTAAAAAAGATTCGCAGAAGGAAGTCAACTACCTAGTCAAAGAGTTTGAATGTAAGAAAGCAGCAGACTCTCATGCTCGCACATCAACTGCACGTACTGGTGTTCTTGACTGTACCAAACTTCACACTTACAAGTACAATGAAGATCTATTCAAGAAAGTTTCTGTAATTCCTGATGGTAAAAATCATGGAATGATCTTTATTCTTGACTGGTCTGGATCTATGGCAAACTATTTGCAAGATACAATCAAGCAATTGTTGTCTCTGGTAATGTTCTGTCGTAAGGTAAACATTCCTTTTGAGGTATATGCTTTCACTTATGAATGGAACAATCGTTTTCTCGATCCTGAAGAGCATGACTATGATCCAGATGCAGTACAAGAAAGGTGCGTTCGTGAAGAAAATAAATTCATGTTCCATAAACGATTCTCTCTCCTGAATTTGTTGTCATCTCGTGCAAACAGTAAGAACTTTGACCGTCAGTGTCGCAACATCTTTCGCATTGGGTTCTTCATGAACTCCTATGGTGTTTCCACACCTCCTGGTATTGACTTGAGTGGTACACCTCTCAACGAATCTATCATTACGTTGCATGAAATCATCCCAATGTTTAAAAAAATGACTGGGGTTCAAAAGATCAACACTGTAATTTTGACTGATGGTGAGTCAAACAATATCAGCTACAATGTTACTATTGGTGCTGGTAGTGAGTATACTTACTGGGGTCAACGTGCTGTTGATGGCGATGTTCGTCTTCGTGATCGTAAGACTGGTAATGTCTATAGAAGATGTAGCTCCAATTACAATGATTGTATTACTACCATTTTGCTTGAGAACTTATGTCATAACTTTCCTGAAGTAAACTTCCTTGGATTCAGGATCTTAACTGGTAATGATTTTTCTTTCCTTTATCGGAATACATACAATCAACCTGCTGATGATGTTCTTAAAAAATGGAGGAAAGATAAATCCTATGTGTTTAACAAACAACTTGGATACAATTCCTTGTACTTGATTGCAACCACTTCACTCAATAAATCATCTGACTTTGAAGTTGATGATGATGCTAGCAAAGCACAGATTGCTAAAGCATTTAAGAGTATGCTAAAAGCAAAGACCACGAACAAGAAAATCCTTTCTTCCTTTGTCGATATGGTCGCTTAACAAACTGTCCACTGCCCCCTAGTCTTGGGGGTATCCTGCCGTATAATTAATCCATCAACAAAAAAGACAATGCCTCGTTCCGCTAACATCGATCCCAACGCACTTCAGCAGTTTTTCTCTGACAACTATGGCAATGAGTTTGATAGTCAAGCAGTTCTTAAAGCTGCGGATCAATTTGGTGTTTCCTATCCTACCATCTGCAAACGTCTTGAGAAGTACAAAGTTAGTTACGGTAAGTGGAGTCTCACTGCCGAGCAACTAGAGCAAACCTATCAGGCACCTACTGCACAACCTGCTATTGAACTAAATCTTATTCCTGAAAAAGATGATTCCTTCATCCAGTTTGGTGATTTTGCTGATATCAAAAAGATTATTAAGTCCCGTATTTTTTATCCTACATTTATCACGGGTCTCTCTGGTAATGGCAAAACGTTTGGTGTTGAACAAGCATGTGCCCAACTTGGTAGAGAACTCATCCGTGTCAATATCACAGTAGAAACTGATGAAGATGATCTTATTGGCGGTTTCCGTCTGGTTGATGGTAATACTGTCTGGCACAATGGTCCTGTCATTGAAGCTCTTGAGCGTGGTGCTGTTCTCCTTCTGGATGAAATCGATTTGGCATCCAATAAAATCCTTTGTCTCCAATCTATTCTTGAGGGTAAGGGTATCTTCTTGAAGAAGATTGGTAAGTTTGTTCAACCTACAGAAGGATTTACCGTTCTTGCTACCGCCAACACCAAGGGTAAGGGTTCTGATGACGGTCGTTTTATTGGTACTAACGTATTGAATGAAGCATTCCTTGAGCGTTTCTGTGTCACCTTCGAGCAAGAGTATCCTACTCCTGCTGTTGAGACCAAGATTCTTTTGAAACTCTGTGATGATGGACAGTTTGTTGAAAAACTAGTAGACTGGGCAGACATCATCCGTAAGACTTTCAAGGACGGTGGTATTGATGAGGTGATCAGCACCCGTCGCCTGGTCCACATTGTACAAGCCTACAAGATCTTTGGTAAGCGTATGAAATCTATCCAAGTTTGTACCAATCGTTTTGATGAAGAAACTAAAACATCATTCATTGAACTCTATGACAAAATTGATGAGAATGCAGACTACACAGACTAGACCACTTGACGTATCCTTATATGGATGCTATCATACTAAATTGAGGTGCATCTACCAAGCATGACCAAATATAATGAAGACGCTCTTCTGAAAGAGCTACGTGATTACATTTCAGGAACCTATGGACAACACTATTCTGCTGGTAACGACAGCATTCAAACGTTAGATCTGATTGAAGCATGTGGGGATGCTGAAGCATTCTGTCGCAGCAACATCCTGAAGTATGCTTCCCGCTATGATCGTAAAGGCACTGCCCGTCGTGACATCATCAAGATTCTTCACTACGGTCTTCTCTTACTTCATTTCTCCGACAAATCTAACGTCATCGAATCTTATCCACAATGAGCAAATTGATTTTATCTAATGACACTCACGCAATCCTGAAGAACTTTGCTACAATCAATAGTTCTATCATGATTCGTGAGGGTAATACTCTGAAGACTATTAGCGTGGGTGAGAACTCTATTGCAGAGTTCAACTGTGAAGAGACTTTTCCACAGAGCTTTGGTATCTATGATCTGTCAGAATTTTTGACTGGCATGAGTTTGTTTGATTCTCCTGTTCTGGAGTTTGCCGAGCAGCATGTCAACATCATTGGTAACGGTCGCAAGGCACGTTACTATTTCTCTAACCCAGAGATTACTCTCAAGGCAGCACCAGAAAAGAATGTCAAATTCCCTGGCGCTGATATTGAGTTTAATATTTCTGCTGAAGACATCAAAGCTTTGAAGACTGCTAGCACGGTATACAGTCTCCCCGATCTATCATTCACTTCTGATGATGATCGTAACATCGCAATCAAACTCTTCAACAAAGAGGATGCTACTAGCAATGTATACGAGCAGACTGTCACTGGTAACTCTACAGGCGTTCATAATCTTTGTATGAAGATGGATAACCTCCGACTTCACAACGGTGATTATCATGTAGAAGTTTCCGAGAAACTAGTAAGCATGTGGAGGCATCAACGTCTTGACTTGAAGTATTTTATTGCACTTGAACCTTGATGAACAAGAAATTTTTATGGGTGGAAGAGTATCGTCCTCATACAATTGATGATTGTATTCTTCCTGCGAGCATTCTCAACGTGTTCAAAGGTTTTGTCGAACAGGGTGAACTCCCTAACCTGTTACTCCCTGGTAGTGCAGGTATTGGCAAGACCACGGTTGCGAAAGCATTGTGTGAGGAGATTGGTGCCTCATACATCGTTATCAATGGTAGTGACGAGGGTCGCTTCCTAGACACCATCCGACAGAAGGTGCGTACATTTGCCAGCACTGTCTCTCTGTCCTCTAGCAGCGCCCACAAGGTCGTTATTATCGATGAGGCAGACAACACCACCAACGACGTTCAACTGTCGTTGAGGACCGCTATCGAAGAGTTCCATAGCAACTGTCGGTTCATCTTTACTTGCAACTTCCCTAACAAGATTATTGAGCCACTACATTCTCGATGTACTGTAGTAGACTTTAGGATCAAACATGAGGATAAGCAAGAGATTCAGGGCAAGTTCTTCTTGCGTATGATGAGGATCCTTAAAGAGAACAATGTCACCTTTGACAAAGATGTCATTGGTAAATTGGTCATGCGTTACAGTCCTGACTGGCGTCGTTTGATTAATGAGTGCCAAAGACATGCAGCTGCTGGTGAGATTAATGTAGATATCCTATGTGATATTGCAGATATCAAACTAGATGACCTTGTGAAAGCAATGAAGAACAAGGAGTTTACTACTATCAAAAGATGGGTAGTAGAAAATATTGACAATGATCCAAGCATTGTCATGCGTAAAATTTATGATACCCTTTATACTAATCTTAAGGGATCATCTATACCCGAAGCAGTTCTGGTTCTAGCAAAGTACCAGTATCAAATTGCTTTTGTTGCCGACCAGGAGATCAACTTGTTAGCATGTTTAACTGAAATTATGTTAGGATGTGAATTTAAATGAACGTTGTATACCACAATAAATTTATTATTGAATTTCAAGATTTTGTAAATCATGATCTTTGTGATACAATAGTAAAAAAAGTGGAATCCAATGAAGGTTATGTAAACAATCCCTGTAAAAAATCATCTGTCAAACATAATAAATTTATTAATATCTCTGAAGATAGTAGATTCAGAGAAGTTGATAGGTTAGTTCGTGGTATAATTGGTTCTGTTAACCATCACTATCAAGACAGGTGTACATTCTCTTACTTTCTTTTAAATTACTTTAACAATTTAACTGGCAATTTATTTTATCGTTATTACGATAGTGGAGATTACTATAATTGGCATATAGATAAAGATCCAAATACTGAACTAGTTTTTTCTTATCTTGTTTACTTAAATGATGACTTTGAGGGTGGTGATACATTATTCCTTGCAGATAAATTAAAAGTAAAACCAAAGAAAGGAAGTGTACTTTGTTTTCCTTGTGATTTTACTTACATACACAAATCAACAAAGGTGAGAAGTGGAATGAAGAAAGTTATCTGGACTTGTCTGGGTGTAAGGCATACGATCGAACATTAAAATTTAAAGAAATCAAAATGACTGTACTATTGCGACTATACTCTGGCGAAGATGTTATCTGCCAGATCAAAGAAGAGAATGACGAACGCTATCTCGTAGAGAATGCTGTTGTTGCTGTGCCTATGGAACGTGGACAACTGTCCTTTGCTCCCTGGTCTCCTCTAGCCAAAGAAGGAATTCCTTTGACTATCACCAAAAACTATGTGGTATATCAAACAGAATTGAATGAAGATTTAACTCAATCTTATGAAGGATTGTTTTCTAAAGTAATTACACCACAGAAAAAAATTATTCTCTGATGAAAGTTCCGACACAAGAAGAACTGATACATCTAAAAATTCAAGCAGCAATGCGAGAACATGCTTTTCCTAAAGAAGAGATGATGTATCTTGGTGAACGTGCAGGACACCATTGGTATCTTATTGGTGGTGAGCATGAAGTATCCGCAAACCAAATTGAGGATTTTGAAAATGTCAATGAAGAAAACGACACCTGAAAATGTTCAGGAAGCAAATGAAGCACTGTTTCATGCTACAATGAATCTACCTCATGCTGCAGATCATTGTGGTATGACAGAACGTGAAATGAAAATGATCTTTCGTGAGTACCTTAAATATCATGCCCCAGACATTGAAGTCGTTAAAAACCCCGTTGAGGTATCCAGGAGGGAAGAGCAGAGCGGTAAGCAAACTGTTCCAGTACCTCCCAGACCTTTCCCAGGCAAGAGAGTATCGTGAACCATTTCTTGGTGGTGGCTCTGTTGCCATCGAGATTGGTAAACGTTATCCAAAACTAGACATCTGGGTGAATGATCTGTATGAACCACTGTATAATTTCTGGAGAGAACTCCAAGAGAATGGTACAGAGATTCGTGATCAGTTGGTACAACTAAAGCAACGTTATTGTGAACCAGTATCAGCTAAAGTATTATTTCAACAAGCTAAAGGAAAAGTAAACGATGATCAGACATCCGATATATCTCGTGCTGTTGCTTTTTACATTGTTAACAAGTGCTCTTTTTCTGGTCTCACTGAATCCAGCTCCTTCTCAAAGCAGGCTTCAGAAAGCAATTTCTCAATGCGAGGCATTGATAAACTCCCAGACTATTCCTTGATGATCAAGAAGTGGAAAATTACTAATCTATCTTATGAAAAGCTCTTCACCGATAATCGAGATACCTTCGTCTATCTCGACCCCCCATATGATATTAGAGATAACCTCTATGGACGAAGTGGGTCTATGCACAAGTCCTTCTGTCATGATACCTTTGCTAGTGACTGTGATCGCTTCATCTGTCCTCAACTTGTATCTTACAATTCGTCTCAACTGGTCAAAGATCGGTTCCAAGGGTGGACAGTAGGAGAATTTGCACACACTTACACCATGAGGAGCGTGGGGAGTTATAATACAGATCAAGCAGCTCGCAAGGAACTAGTCCTTACTAATTATGAAGTGTGAAGTCACCCTATACATCGCAGGCACCATCTTCAAAGAAGAGGTGATTGCACGTAACTACGAAGACGCACGTCGGACTGCGCTTGCCAGAAATCCTACCGCTAAAGTGATGAGTGTTACTGCTAAATTATGAGCTATAAACTTACTGATTATTTGTATTCAATTAATCAGTCGAAAAAGAATATACTGCGTGAAGATAAGGAAGCTGTAAAAGGTTATCCTGCCTTCATTATTAACAAGTGCCTGTCGCATCATATTGATTCGATATTGTACGCCAATGAAATGAATATGCATCCTGCATTAGATAAGCAGATGCAATATGATTTTTTTATAAATAGTTTGAAACCTAGGAAGCGTTTCGCTCCTTGGGCGAAGAAGGAAACTCTTGAGCATCTTGACTTGGTGAAGCAATATTATGGATATAACCATAACAAAGCACTTGCCGCTTTAAGAATTCTCACGAATTCTGATCTTGAAAAAATAGCAAAACTATTAGATACAGGCGGAACAAGATGAGCACTGAAATTGAAGTACAATGGCAACCTTCTGATATGGTAGAAGTTAGTCTGTCTGAACCAGACGATTTTCTGAAGGTTCGTGAGACACTAACCCGTATTGGTGTTGCTTCAAGAAAAGAACGCAAGCTATATCAATCATGTCATATTCTGCATAAGCAGGGTAGATATTACATCGTTCACTTTAAGGAACTTTTTGCATTGGATGGCAAAAAAACAAACCTTACTGTTAATGATGTCCAAAGAAGAAATCGTATCACTCAACTGCTATCAGACTGGGGTCTCGTATCTGTAGTCGAAGCAGAACGCATTGAAGACATTGCACCCTTGAATCAAATTAAGGTACTATCATTTAAAGATAAAGATGACTGGATTCTAGAGTCCAAATACAATATCGGTCGTAAAAAAACGGAAGTATAATCCGAATTAAAAGGTAGGGTTTTACAACTCTACCTTTTTTTATGTCTTGGTTAAATAGTATTGGATGCCTTCGGGGTCCACACAAAAACACTCGCTAATACAGGAGTTACTCATGAACAAGTACGCTTGGGATGTCTATTCCCCACACTTTGTCGGGCTCGATGATATCTTTCATCGCCTAGATAGTATGACGGCACACAATACTAACTACCCCCCGTACAATTTAATCAAGCATGACACTAGTAATTACGAAATCGAAATTGCTCTTGCAGGTTTTAAAAAAGAAGAGATTGAAGTATCTACAGAATCTAACATTCTCAAAGTTGCCAGTATCAATAAGAAAAGAGATACTGAACCAGAATACTTACACAAAGGATTGTCTAAAAGATCCTTTACCAATACCTGGCAACTAGGTGATGATGTTAGAGTTGTAGATGTAGTTTTTGAAGATGGTTTGCTTTCTGTTTCGTTAGAAAAAATTCTACCCGAACATCAAAGAAGAACTGTCTATAATATTGGTGGTGATAAAGAGTTATTGTTAGAATGAAATCATTAATTATTCACCTGGTAGCTTTCTGGAATGTTGCTGTGGTTAACTGCGTCCAACCACCCAACTGGGAGTATTGTTATCGAGTGGATCAGTGGTTAGTTCCTGAAATGATTGAAGGGTATAAACTTTGGTCTGGTCAAACTAAAAT